CACCAGCACCTGGATGAAGGATTTGCGTGCCAGCGTGCGCCCGATAATCACCTATGGTTTCTTCTCCCTGCTAGTGGCCATTGATGTTGGCCTGTTCATCTACGGTTGGAATCGGGGCGTGGACTTCAAGGTGCTGGCCGACATGCTGTGGGACGCAGAGACCGCCACCTTGTTTGCCAGCATCATCGCTTTCCACTTCGGTGGCCGTGCATTCGGCAAATGAAGACTTCAGCTAGGGCGATCCAAATGATCAGGCACGACGAGGGCGTGCGGCTCAAACCGTACCGCTGCCAGGCTCTGCTGTGGACTGTGGGAGTTGGTCATGTCATTGACCAGAACCACATCCGAGTGCCGCTGGATGAGCGCAAGAGCCTGCCGATACCCGCTGGCTGGGATCGAACCCTGACCATGGAGGAAGTCAATGCCATCCTGGCTAAAGATCTTGAGAATTTTGAGCGCGGTGTACTGCGACTTGCTCCTACTCTTGCTGGTCATCAAAGTCGGTTCGACGCTTGTGTGAGCTTCAGCTTCAATGTAGGTTTAGGCAACTTCCAACGCTCGACCATCCGCATGAAGATCCAGCGGGAGGACTGGGATGCCGCAGCCGATGCCTTCCTCATGTGGACAAAAGCCGGGGGCAAAGAGCTCCCCGGCCTTGTGAAACGCAGGAAGGGCGAGCGAGCCCTGTTCCTGTCTACAGCGCAGCCCCCAGAGCATTGAGCCGCTTGCTGTAAGCAGCGGTGTGCCTGATGCGCTTGACCAGATCCACCCGCTGCAGCGTAAGCTCATTGGCCTCGCGCAGCTCCTTGAGCGCGGTCATTCGATCACGGGCTGGCCGCTTGCCTGCCTTGGCGGTCTTGTCTGCCAGATCTTCGTAGCTGTCCTGCCATTCATCCAGACTCTGATGCACTGAATACGGCTTGTCCTTGCCGGGCACCTTGAGCGGGTAGCCCACGGCAGCCACGGCCTCCTCATCCTGGCCGGTCTCAGGCAGCGGCTGCAGATCGACATGCTCAACCTCGGCGTGCGGGATCACGGCCAGCACCTCGACCGGCTCTGGGTCAACCGTGTCTGCCATCGCCGCAGCGATCACCACAGGGTCTGTCGTCATCTCATGGATAGCCACAGGCGCTGGCTTTGCCACCATGTCCAACGGGTTGGCTGGCTTGGCCACCGGCCTGGGCTTGGCTTCGTCGGGGTAGTCCTGCGCTTCCTCGGCGGTGATCAGCCCCTTGAGAACATCGGGGAAGGCATCACGCAACGCGAACCCGCGAGCTCGCATCTGCATCATGCGCTTGGGGTAGGCCGACCATGGCCCCTGCTTGCCCCACAGCCCGGCTCGCTTGGCATCCTCGACGCTGAACCGGGCGGTCACCGGCTTGCGCCCTTTGCGCTTGGCCACGCAGACGGCCACCGGGTTGGTGGTGCCCTCGCCCTCGAAGAACTCCTCGACATCCTCGCAGACGCTGCTGGCCTGCACCAGGGCCATGGCGGCGTCACCATAAACCGATGGCTTGCCGTTGATCACGGCGATGTTCTGGAGCGCCTGCATGGGTGCCAGCCCCATCTCATAGCCCCACTGCACGCACACCAGGATGTCCTGGGGCTTGCCCTGGTAGGCCTTGGGCACCATGCTGGAGCTGGCCAGCATGTCGGAGAACTGGATCGCCTCAGTGAGGGTGGCTGGAGCGAAGCCCCGGTTAGTGGTGGTCAATTGCATTTTGTTCTTTCTGGGACAGGTAGGCTTGCATGGTGGTGAAGATGAGGTCGGTCATTGCATCGACAAAGATCTCGGCCTCCTCTTCGGTGGAGTCGGTCACATTCAGCAGGGCCACAACGGCCTGCTCATAGGCTTGCTTGATGGCAGGCTTGTCGGGCAGGTTCATGTCTGCCACTCCTTGATGGAGAGCGTTGACTGGCGCACGCTGTAGGCTTCCTTGGCAGGCACCAAACGCTCGGCTGCCGCCTTGTAGTTGCGCATCGGCCAGTTGATGACGTACTGCCCGGCCCGGCCCCGCTCGGCCTGACCCAACTGCGCCTTGATCAGCTTCTCCGCATCCTCGATGCTGGCCTCGGCTGCCCTGATGGCTGCCTTGTTTTCAAGAATGCCCTTGGCCAGATCCCCCACATTGCCCGGCAGCTCGACCTCCTCTTTGCCTGCCGCCATCGGGTAGATCCGATCCAGCTCCTTGCTGCTCGCGGGTGGATACCAGTCGATGGCCCCGCTCTCCCGGTAGGTCTGCAGCTTGTTCTCAAACACCAGCACCGCCTTGACGATCTCTTTCTGGGTGTCGTGGTGCGTCGAGAAAAGAAACACTCGCAGCTCGATGCCCTGGTACAACACGCAGACCGCGCCCCAGCGGTGGCCGGTCACCAGCATCTGGCCCTGGAGCTGGATGGGGCCACGCGCAAGGTGCGGGGTGTCCTCGGGCATGGCCTTGGTCAGCTTGGCCTCAAGCACGCCGGGGCCACTGAGCTCGATGGAGTCCTGGCCGACCACATAGATGCCCTTGTCGGGGTCGGTGGTGATCTCCTGGCCAAGCCCGTACCCGATGCCGTCCAGGCTGCAGGACAAGGCAAAGCTGCGGTGCGTGTAGGCCTTGTTGATCTCGGTGTTGAAGTCGGTGATGCCCAGCCGCTTGGCTGCCTCGCTCAAGATCACCGGCTCCAGGCGGTTGCCCCAGCCCATGGCTTCGTTGCCAATGTCGGGGCGCTCTTTGCCATCGATGGCGTTGATGCTGAACTGCAGCTCATCGTTGGGGCTGCTGTATTTACTGAAACCCATGAGGCCCGGCAGTCTGCTGGCGCTCATCTCTTTGTCGTCGGTTAATTTGCCTGCCATTTTTTCACTCCTTGTTGGTGGCTAGGGAATAGACGCGCACCACTCTGGCGTGCGCCTGGGGATGTGCGGCCTCGGTATACCCGATCCGCTTGAACTGCTTGGTGCGGAAGACCGCGCCCAAGACAGATGGGTGGACACCGGGCGGCACCTCGATGTAGGCCCGGATGTCGTTGATGCAGACCTCACCCTGCTGCTTGCAGATGAGCACAGCTAGTGCCCGGCAGCGCTCCAGGAAGTGGTGGTCGCGCTGCTCGAAGATGTCGAGCTGGCGGTCGCGCATGTCGCGGCCAGCGGCAAGGTTAGGAGCCAGCATCGGTGCGCTCCCTGATCTTCATCCGCTTGACGGCCTGCTGCACTTTGAGCTCGGCCTTGCGCTCTGCGATTGGCACCCAGCCGAACTTGCGCCATGTCTCTTCGACGTTGGTGGCGGCGGCGTTGACGTACTCGAAGCCCTCAAGCAGGTGCTTGCTGGGGAAGGTGATCTTGACATCCATGGGTCACCCCGTGATGATGATCAACAGGGCGATGCACGCCAGGAATGCTGCGGCTGCAGCAACCCTCTCTCCGAGGGTCTCCTCTGGCTCAGGCAAACACTGCAGATAGTGCTGCCGGTGTCTACTGACACTATACAAATTATACGCATTGACCTCGGTTTTAAAAAAAGGCTTCACGATTTTCTCCTTTGTAATCAATCTGCTTTCGGCCCCTTCCAAGGCCTGTCCAAATCCCCAACCTGTAAGGGCCAAGGCACACTACGGGTAGTGTTCTTTTTTTGCCCAGCCAAGAACTTCTTGGTGCGCAAATACTTCAATCCGATGCGTGCTTGCTGCATCGCACCACGGGCCAGGATCACCCGGAGAGCCTCATGCCGGTCATCGGCATAGGCCAGCACCTGCAGCGTCTTGTTGAGCTCGCCGACCAGCACGGCAGCCTTCTTGAGCTCCTCCAGGCTGGTGATCCTGATGTCCAGGCGGCACACCGGGCGGTGGCCGATCTCTTGCAGGTACTGCCCCAGCTTGGTGGCATCCTCTGGGAAGAGCTGCTCCCAGTTAAACAGCGGGTCTGACACAACCATCTCCTCGATGTGTGACATTGTGGGCACGCCCGGCCAGCCGGTCAGGCTTGGCTGACTGGCGGCGGCGTGCAGGGTGCAGGCGGTCATTTGATGCGCTTGAGCAGGTTGGAGACCTGAGTCGGCCCCCAGTTGGTGTTGCCCCTGGGTGTGGCCACGCCACGAGCTTCCAGGGCGGCGGCGATGTCGCGCATG